TTCATCATCAATTCCTACCATGCTAGAGCCAACAATCATATCTTCAATAACTTCAAGTACTGTACCTGGGTCTGTCTCTGCTGAGAACAAAGTCATGTACGTGTCTTGTGTTATCGTTCGTATTTGTTCAGGGTCATTTGCATAGCGATACATACAGCGTAACAACGAACCAATCATGAGGCGATAGCCATTAGGCAACACCAATGCTGGGTCGAACTCTTCATCATCTTCAAGCAGATGGTCGGTTGCTTCGAACACATTATCAAAGTGCTGTCCACATTCTGGACAAGGATTAATCTTATTCTTCATTAGTTAATCCCATCTTTTCTTTAATGAAACTCGCACCGTACTTTGTGTACGCCGAATTAACATCTTCCCCGTCACCGAATCCCACGATAGTGACTGGTAGTTCTCTTGCCAAACTGTTTGCAAACTCTCGTCCTGGTCCATCTCCGTCTGCGAAAACAAAGATGCGCTCGAAGTCAGCAAGTAATCTTGTGTAGTGTTTCTTCCAAGAGTTTGCTCCTGGTACTCCGACGCATGGGATTCCAACACATCGTGACATAGTAAGGGTGTCGAGTTCACCTTCGCATACTCCAATCCAGTCGCCTGCTCGTTCAATATCTAATACGTTGTACATCTTTGTATCTGCACCTACCATACCCATATACTTAGGTTCAACGGCAGGATTGAGTGAGCGAAAGCGTATGTCTGAGATGCCAGTCTTAGTGATGTAAGGAATTGACAAGCGTCCCGTGTACTGTTCATGTCCTGGCTCAGGCTCCGCGACTACGCCTAATCGTGCCAACCGTGCTACCTCCAGAGTTATACCTCTGCTTCGAAGGTAAGCCTCTGCCTGATAGATGCTTTCCTGGTACTTTTTCGACGCTATGCCCAAGAGTTCCTTCTGCGAATTTTGCTGCCCCACGTATGTCACATCCTTCTTGTTGTGCTATGATTTGTAAACTGTTTCCTTGTACACCGCAGGCAAAGCACACGAATAGATTCTCGTCTAAGTTTGCCGTTCCACTTTGATGTGAGTCACCATGGAATGGACACTTAAGGTTGACTTGCCCATGGTCACGACGCATACTAGCACCATAGTGTTCTAGTACAGCCTTGATGCTGGGTAAATCATTCACCGAATACATCTCCTAATCGTAATACTAAATATGAATCTGCTATTGACTTTCCTCTAGCCTTGATAAGTAACGCTGGGAGGACGGTGTCACGGTCGATACCCCTTGCTTCCGCATAATGCGTTGCTTCAATCTGTGCTTCCTTTGTCCAACCACTAAGGTCAATGGCATTGCCTGCACCTGGTGCCTTGCATTCGATAACGCCAATGCTTCCAAGGAAGTCTTTGCGGACAACAACGTCGCCCTCATCTCGTGCACCTGTTCGAGCAAGTCGTTCACTATCGTATCCATTTGCTCTAAACCAGTCTCGGATGTCTGTTTCGTACGTCGCACCTCTAGCCTTGTGGCTCTTGCGTGTCGTCATCTACTTCGTATTCCTTTGGTAGTTCGAACTTATCAATGACCAAACGTAATCTATCTTCATACTCTTTAGTCAGCGCAGATACTGCATCTTGCCAACCTTCAACGTATGCTTCTTGTCGCATAATCTTTAGTGTCTTTTCCATTAGCATTCTTTCTCCTCATTCTTTTGTTTGTCCAGCGAATATATCTAGCGTATCCATGGGATACAGATGTTGCGGTGGTACGTACCAAGTTCTTTCATTATATCTAAACTCATCCTTCTTGCACTGACTTCCGTGTGACCAACCAATTGCTCGGTATGGAGCACCTAGCCAATCTGGTCCTACACGTCTTGTCTTATGGCGCATGCCATCTGACATCAAGATATATACCAAAGAGTCATCATCGCGGCTGGTATACCTTAACTTAGGTTGGTCACTAAATGTATAGCGAACCTCACCAAGTCCAGGAATATCTAATTCTGTTTTCCATTTATTAAAATGCGGTACAAAATCTGTCTTACCAATCATACGAGCAAATGCTAACTCACTACCAGCAGCAACAGCATGTTGCCATAACTCCCAAAGGTCTCCCTCTGAATAGTTTACATTCTTAGTTGGGTCTCCGAAGTACACCTTTTGTCTTTGATATCCAACCTCTACTGCAATTGCTTCTTCTTGCGGTGTCAGAGAGTATGATGTAATCATACGTTCTCTGGTATATCATCAATGAACATGTACTCAGGGTTGAAGGCAACCCATGTCATGAGTCCTCCTCCTGCGTCAGCTCTACCGTATCTATTCTTAACAGGTGCAACACCCATAGAAGTACCAACAACGCCGAGGGTGCATATAAGAGCAGGAAGTTGAGCAACCTTACCCTGAATAGCGGAGCGCGGTTGACACGGGCTACCTTGGACAGCCTCCGAAGTGTGGTGTAGTACAACCACTGCAGCGTTAGTCGCTCTCGCAAGATACTTCAACTCCTTCATGATTGCACGCATTGATGCAAACTCTTCGCCACCATCGGTGGCTACATCCATTAAGTTATCTACAACAATCAATGTTGGTGGGCAACCCCATAGTTCTTCGAAGGCTTGCACTTCTTCATCAATATCTTGTAGTGTTGGTGCTGATTCAAACGACCATACAATGTGACTACCCTTTGCAAGGGTTGCCTTTGTCCAACCATGGTCTGTATTCATCAATGCTTCAACGTCAGTCTGTGACTTACCTGAAATCATTGAGGCTAATCGCATAGCCATCGTGTGTGCATTGGTATCTGCTGAGATGTAAAGTGTTGGGACTTTCATCTTCAACGCTAAAGCCAGTGCTAGTGTTGACTTTCCGACTCCAGGTGCGGCTGCGAACATCGAAACCTCAGAGCGCCTAATGATAATCTTGTTACTTTCGAATGCCTTAAAGCAACTAGGGAGCGGTTCTCCACCAATACTGGAACGACCAACTGAGCGGACAAGTGTACGCATCCTGATTCATTCCCTTCTGTATAGAAAGAACGCAGCCACTTCTGTGGTGTACGTCGGTAGCTGCGTTCCTTCATTAACGTTTTAGTTTACTGGCTTGCACTGGTCTGGAGTCCCCTGTGGGGTTGGGCATGCCCAGAAAGCGTAAGGCTTCCCACTCGCTTTGCTCACTCCCTGTCGGAAGATTCTCGCTCCGTGTACGCACGTCGGGCTCGCTTGTCCTGATGGAGTTACCGCGCTTGGTGGAGGTGTAAGTAACGGACCCTGCGCCTGGGGTGGAGCGGAGTAAGTGGATGGCGCTGTGCTTGGAGTTGAAGGCGTGGTCCCCAAAGGGGCTGCATTGTAAGCACCAACAACCAATCGTTGCACTGCTGCAACCTGAGTTGAGTAGTCACCAACACCTTCAAGCAACACACTTAGTTCGTCAGCGGTGTTAGCACGGACGTTAATCATGTCACCAGCAGGTGTCTTATAACTAACTTGTAGTTTCCATTCTTCCATTTGTTATCCTATCTTCGTTGAGAACTGACAGTGTGCTGTCAATCCACATTTATATTGGCAGTTGTTTGTGTTCGGTAAAAATATTCCAGCCTTACGAGCCTTGTCAAATCCTGCTACAAGGTACTCAAGTTTATCCTCTGTGTACTGCTCGAGGCTAACAAGAGGGGACACACCGTGCTGACGTGCCATCCAATAAGTCCCCCACTTAACATCGATACCAAAGGTCTTTAACATACCGACCTTGTAGAATCCAAGTTGTAGTGTATTGGTTGGTGTTTGCTGAGAGGTTTTTAAGTCGACGATAACCAGTTCGCCATTGACTTCAAACACCCTGTCAAGAATCATCTTGACTGGCACGCCAGCAAATTCAGGTAACATAGCCAACTCAACTGCTGGTGCACCTTGTGGTGTCTTCCACAATTTCCAGTCAGGGTTAGCCTTACGCCAATCGATGTATGCTTGGACCCATTGAGGTCCAGTCGATTGCCAGAAGGTGACATCTTCTTTGTTTGGGTTAGCCTTAGTAGCACGACCACCAACACGAGCGTTGGTTAGGTCCTTGCCTTCAGCCTCTTGTGCCCAGGCTTTCGCCCATAGTTCACTATTCAGCATGTTCTAAGTCCCACAATTCTGTAGCTGTATGGAAGGCAGAACCTCCCACTGACCAGACTGATGGCTCCTCAGGTACCTGAAGCAATCGCCCTAGGTAGTACTGATATCCACAGTCAACGTATGTACTGAACGCTGAGTAACTCACGTGTTCAGGTAATTCATAATCTCCAAGTTGAATCATTGCACAATCATAGCACACTCAGGAATCAGTGCCAATAGGCGTGCTTGATTCGCTTATTTACACCCTCAGATTCTATGTGTATAATTAATATTAATATATAATATATAAACCCCGAAGGGGTTTTATTATATATAATAATATATATAATATACTATAGGAGATACTATGTTAGAAGTTTTCTTTGGAGTATTACTAGCCATCGCTGTGCGCGATGTCTATCAAGAACTGATTCACCGATACAAAGAGTACCGATTCAAGAAAGACCTAAAGGCTTTTGCTGACCAGCTAGAGGACATCGAAGCCGACGACGAAGACCTGTAGAAACGACAAAAGACCCCCCAACCTAGGGTGATTACCTTAGGAAGGGGGGTTTCTTGTGTCTATGGGCCTGCTAGGGCCCTTAAATGGTTACTCTTCGGAGCCTAGTCCGTATTCAGTCTCGGTCTTATCTGCCCATTTAGCCAATGGAGCTGTCACTCCACCGATTAGGATAGCATGCTCAGGCTGCATGTCCATGATAAGGGCTAACCCCATAGTCACGGCTGATGCAAGGACGGCACGTAGATAGGACTTGATAGCAGCTACTTCTTTTGGTCCGAAAAACTTCTTGATTAGTTCTTTCATTTGTTCTCTTTCTTTTTTGGTAGGGGCTTTAGTCTTGATGCCGCTAACCTGGCTTGGTCAGCAGTCTTAAACACTGGCTTGTCTAACCATGGGAACCATGGGGAGTCATCGTTCCCACAGTTATCCTTGATTGATATATGTAAATGCTTGTTGTGTGGATTGCTACCAGTGTATGGCTTGTCGCCTCTACCTGGCATCCATATCTGACCCTTGAAGATTAGATACTTAACACGCTTGTCCTTCTTCAACTCCTCATAGATTTCATGGCAGTCGATGTTGCGTGCAGGGTCATGAGTTAAATCGACAGCAAGACCTGTGTTATGGTCGCTGTTGGGGTTCTGTGCCTGATGTGCTTTCGACGGCAGAAGTCCATCGGATGCTTTCATACGCGATGGCGCTATCTTGGTGGCTTGTCGAAGGACAGCAATAGCGGCAGGTGTGGCTTTCTTGGCAACAGGCTTCATCGTTGTTCATCTCTCCCCTTTTGAATCATAATCTGGTATAAGATTTCTACTTTTTCTTCTAGCCTAATGACTGAATCTTTAAGGCTTGTGCCTGAGTTAGGCTTGAGTTCGTAGAGGTAGTGCTTAACTAACCAGCGAACTGATGTAGCAAAAGCTGCAACTAAAGTGCAAACAGATACGGCTAGACCTAGCCATTGAGCAGAAGACATTACACAGTCCTAATCGTTATATCAATGACACCACCATAGCCCGTGAATCCACGGTCTGGAGGTGTGAGGCGGGTGAAAGAGATTTGTTCAATGATAGCCTGACGTGACTCACCTGTGGTAAGGTCCTGCCAAGTTACAACGTCTCCGCTTTCTTCAACGGATTCTAGTTGGTTAATTCTATCGAAGGCTCTGCCTTCGTATCCAACTTGCACATTATATCTATCTGTCTCCACGTCATAGCAATAGACGGGGAATCTCATTACTCGCTGTCGAGGCGTAGCGATAGTTGCCTTAGCCTGATAGCCTTCCATGATTGGTCCCTTGGTAGTATCAGTTGCATCACGGGTGAGGATAAACTTATACCCTAGGTATTCTTGGGCTGTTGCTGGGGTTGATGTTGTCACCTCAACTGGTGGTACGGTTACATCATATGTTATGACGTCGTACTCTGTTCCATCTTCATCAACAGTCTCAAGAGTTATTGAGCCATAGGTATAGTCACCACGCGCAATAAGGCGCTTAAAGTTCTTAGGTTCTAGTGTGTTGTATCTAATGTACCCAGTCTGTATGTATCCGCTTGTCATGAGAGTTGATGCATCTTCAACATAGATAGCACCATCTGTAGCGGAGGCATACGCAGTAGCAAACATTAATCTATTTGTTGTTGCTGGGTCGGTATTGCCATCAAAACAGACGGCAGTAGTAACGTGTCCCGTTATACCAGCATAATAAATATCATTTGCATAAGCAAAACGTAATGGTTCAATCTCGCTACTTAAGTCAATGCGGATTAATCCTGGTGCTCCAGCAACGCCAGTAGCACACCATACATAATGGTCACGTGCTGCAAAGTCGTAGCAGGGCTGAGTTGTTTCCACAATAAGTGGGCCGTAGTTAAGCGAACCGTCTTGGTCTGATACTGCCGCCACTCGAATACCCTTGTTAGTTCCAATCATCATGTAACCAAGGTAGTAGTAAATCTTATGTACAATCTCACCTGTTGGTAATTCAGCAGCAGTAATTGCAGATGTTAGTGTAGGCATTACTCCAGCAGTTGAGAGTGTAAACTTTTGAATAGTTGATTGGCTACCATTGTAACCAGCAATGTAGATAGCAGGACCTGATGCTGCAATAGATGTATACACATGGGTAGTTGTTGTTTGAGTATACACAGGTGATGGCAATGCTGAGGCTGATGTAGAAAATTCATAAACTTTGTTATCAGCACATAGAATAATTCTATCTTTTACATACTCCATAACAGCATTTGATACCACGCCAATTTCGTCAAACATTTTAGTATCAGCATCAGCAGAAGTAAGAGTCAATGCTTTTTTGTATACAGTCTTTTTGGTTGATGTGTTAGTAATCCAGTAAGCAAAAGTTCCATCATCACAGATGGCATACACAGGAGAATCAGTACCACTATTGTAATCAATAAAGTGAACTGGGTTAGATGGGTCTGTTACTTTAATCTTGTCAACATCGAACTCATCATATAGTAATGCACCAGTAAAGGTGCTCCACTTGATAGAACGTAGATGTTGCTGGACTACCCCATTGCTTGCAATAGGACCAGTAGTAACATGTCCAGGGGTTACATTCTTAAGAAGAGTTACCTTACCCTGGTCCCAAACATTTACACCCTTGCTATCAGAGAAGCGATAGTGGTCGAGTGAGCGTGCCGATGATTGTGCTGGGTCAAAGAAAGTAATACCGTCTCCACCATGGAAAGACATCTGACTACGAATCCACCAACCAGTAAGTGATTGCTCACCTGGTTCAGTCTGATTGTCAAACTGTTCCTTACGGAACGGTGCAGTCTGTCGGATGTAAGGACGTGCATCATTGATTGCATAGATAAACGGCATGCCACCTACTGCAACATCATATGCTACATCAGTGT